TGCGAAAAGGAATTGAAGGAACAAGAGACGAGGAGGGACGTTTTGTTTCTCGTAATAGCTTGAAATTTGCTATTGCTAAAAAGATATACGAGACAGGACTAGGACAAGGAGGGAAGTATGAATCAGTAGTAGGAAAAGGATTCTTTAGTAAACCACTAGCAGAAAACCTAGCTAAAATGTACATAAACCTAGAAGGAGCTTATGCACATGATTTGGCTAATAATTTAAGAGACGAATTTGTATAATAATAAATAGAAAAAATGGCGAGATCAATAGTACAAGAACCAGTAGGCGATACAGACAAAGTCCCAGTAATAACAAACTGGACTCCGATTGTTCCTTATGTGGTTTTACAAGACGATATAAGCGGACTGTTTTATTTTAAATGGATAATGGAAGTGCGTTATACTAACAGTAGTGGAAACCTAATTGCAAAAGTAAAACAAAGACGAAACGGCTATCAAGCAGATGTTGATGCAAGTCCAGAAAGAGCAAGGACTATATTTGACCTTAGAAACATTGTAAACTCTATTTTAGAAGACACTATTGTAGACCAAAATGCAACAACAAAAACAATACACAAACTAGGAGAAAATGTAGCGGCAAAGATATTTAGCACAAATCACAATCAACTATTTCACATCTACGTTAAATTTTATGAGGAGTACGCTACGAGTGCTGACGATATTCCAGCGGCAACGCCGACCTCTTATTT